TTACAAATCATTAACAACTTTATCAAATTATGGTATAACACCGACCGATGGAATTGCAAAATTCTTGCAAGGACAATCATATGTACCACCACCAACACCAACACCATCTCTTGGACCGATTGTAGTCCCACCCTCAACAACATTATATACTCTATCAAGAATATCCACAGCGGGAAACGATACTAGAGTTACTATAAGTGTTGCACCTAACGTAGGACTTTGGAAAATAACCGATATCGCCTATACGATACCATCTAGTGCACCGTGTGGAAACGAAGAATCCGAATGTGGTGTTAGAGTTAATGATACAGAATGGTTTGTCACACCTTATCAATACGCGGTTGATAGTTGTAACGATGGTATATTAGAATCGGGTACATACGTTATAACTTTTTTGGTGGGATTCAAACCAATATTGGCAAATGGACAACCCGACCCAAGTAGAGGTAATGGACAAACACAACGCTTTACTAGCGTCATCACAGGAAGCGCTCAAGTAACAACATCAATTAGAATTGATTATTTGGGAGAATTTGGAACTGTCCAAGGAACAGATTTTAGTTATCGTAATATTGAACTTAACAATGGTAGGTTCAAAGTATTAAGAATTATTGACCCTAACTTTAATTTTAATTATGTTGGAAATGTTAATTTTAGAGATTCTAATGGTGATTTGGTAGTTTCAAATTGTCTTGCGGGTTCTGGTGCGGCAACTTGTGCTGGTAATGGTAGAGGTTCCGGTACTTACTCTATGCATGTTGAATATTATCCGACCGGGGTAGGTAATTCAAATCCAATAAATTTAGTTAGTCAACCATTCACCCAATAACATTTACAACAACTGAGATATTTATTAATAAATTATTTTATGAACTTAAATGATAAATTAAACAACTACCTTGGAAAACAAGGTCAGTATTCAGAACAATCATTATCAAATGGAGATAAAGAAATTTGTGATTTAGAAACCGGTGATTGTTATGTGGTAAGGGAGAGAGATGGTCTTATTGAAAGGGCGGGTCATCAAGTTACTGCCAACAGAAGAGTTAAGGTAGAAACCGTAAACGGTATAAAACAATTATTAAACGGATAATAAAATGTCTATAGAAAGAAAAATTATAAGTGAAATAGAGAGATATAAAAGTATCAACAGATACCTAAATGAACAAGGAGTACCTCCACCACCAGCACCTGAAGGTGATTTAGGTGCCGCACCACCTCCTCCACCCGGAGGAGATGCCGGAGCCCCACCACCTGCGGGAGGTGTCACAGGTGCCGAACCCCAACCAATAGATGTTGAGGCGGATAAGGATGTTGAAAAAATAGATGAAAAAGGTGAATCACAAGAAGGTGGAGATGCGGAAGAACTTGAGATAACTGACTTAGTAACTTCACAAGAAAACATCGAAAAGAAACAAGAGGAGTATTTCAATAATTTATTTTCACAACTAACAAACTTGGAATCCAAATTAAAAGATATGGATTCAATTGTTGCAAAACTTAACACCCTTGAGAAGAAGATTGAGAAGTATAGAGAAAAAACTCCACAAGAAAAGTTAGATTTAAGAAAGTATGACTCATATCCATTTAATCAAAAGCTTTCAGATTTTTTTAATGATAAGCAAGACGAATTTGAAAAAACCGGAAAAGATGAGTATATTTTAACAAGCGATGACGTTACAGATATTTCAGATAGTGAAATCAAAGATACTTTCTTACCAACAGAAGAAGACCAATATTAATATTGAAAATATATAAATAATGGGTACCATAAATAGGTATCCATTTTTTATTTGACAAAGTGAAAGATTACAATTATCTTTATAAAAACAAAAATTAAACACTATGAGTACACTCGACGCCGTATTGGCACAGTATGAGAAAAATCAAAGTTCGGCCGGGGGCCAATCTAAGATGACACAAGACGAAAGAATGAAAAAGTATTTCGCACTTCTTCTTTCTGATAAAGAAAAGTCAGGACAAAGAAGAATCAGAATCCTCCCTACACCGGATGGTTCATCACCTTTTAAGGAAGCTTGGTATCACGAAATCCAAGTTGGAGGTCAGTGGCAGAAATTCTATGACCCAGGAAAGAACGACAACGAACGTTCACCACTTAATGAAGTTTATGAAGAACTTATGTCTACCGGTAAAGAGTCAGACAAAGAACTTGCAAAACAGTACAAATCCCGTAAGTTTTACATCGTAAAAGTTATCGACCGTGATAACGAGCAAGACGGACCAAAGTTTTGGAGATTCAAGCACAACTATAAGAATGACGGAATCCTTGATAAAATCATTCCTATTTGGAGAAACAAAGGTGATATCACCGACCCTGAAAAAGGACGTGATTTGATTATCGAGTTAACCAAATCTAAAACCGGAAAAGGTAAAGAGTATACATCGGTATCTACAATTATGTATGATGATGTTCAACCGCTATCAGCTGATAAAGACCAAATGAAAGAATGGTTGTCCGATGACCTTACTTGGTTAGATGTTTATTCAAAAAAACCGGTTGAGTATTTGGAAGCAATTGCACAAGGAAAAACTCCAAAGTGGGATTCAGAAAAAGGTGGATATGTTTATGGTGATGACGAAGAAGCTACTATCAGTTTGGGTGGTGGTGTAAAATCGAAAACTATTGTTGACCCACAAGCAGATTCAGACCCGGATTCAGAATTACCATTCTAATCTAATAACAAATGGGGTGGAGGAAAAACTCCACCCTTATTTTTCTAACAAAATAAAATTTTATAATATGGCTAAAAAAGCAAAAAAGAAAGCAGTTGCTAAGATGAGTGAAGTAATACCACCTTATGCAACTTTAACTGAGCAACAATTTGATGAACTAAGAGATTTGGTTATTTGGGATAACCCACAATCTGAACTTGAAAGTATCGTTACCGAACAGACAGTAAATGAAATTCTGTATAAACTTGGTAGGGTTAGTGTTTCATTCGATACAATGATTAAAAAACTTGATTCGATACTAGACGCTATCGCTCCGGAAAGTACTAACGAATTTACTGACTCAGTAGATTGGGATGATGCAGAAGATGATTATGAAGACACTAATGAAGATTAAAACAACAAACTATGGCAGGGATTAAGAAAAAAAATATTGGTGGAATTGGAGACATAAAAAACAAATTCTCAACCAAAACAAAATATAAGGAAACTAATTACTACAATTGTGGTGAAGCTTTCCATAATGCTTGTGGACTACCCGGACCTGTAATGGGGGGTATTAATATGTTTTTGGGACATACCAATAGTAGTAAAACAACAGCTATGATTCTTGCTGCAGCCGATGCTCAAAAAAAAGGACATCTTCCTGTGTTCATCATTACTGAACGTAAATGGAGTTGGGAACACGCAGTCGAACTCGGACTCCAAGCATCTAAAAACGAAGATGGTGAATGGGATGGTGATTTTATCTTTAATGATTCTTTCGACTACATTGAACAAGCAACAGATTTTATCAATGAGTTATTAGATGCTCAAGAAAAGGGTGATGTTCCTTATAACTTATGTATTTGTTGGGATTCCATTGGTAGCATCCCTTGTAAAATGACCTTTGACGGGAAGGGGGGTAAACAACATAATGCCTCCACACTTGCAGACAAAATTGGAATGGGGATTCATTCGAGAATAACAAAATCCAAAAAAGAAGATTACCCCTACTATAACACGATGGTTGTAATCAATCAGCCTTGGGTTGAGTTACCGGATAATCCGTTCGGACAACCAACCATTAAAGCGAAAGGTGGTGAGGCTTTGTGGTTAGCATCTTCTTTGGTATTTTTATTCGGTAATCAGAAGAACGCCGGTATTAATCACATCACAGCCACTAAGAACGGAAGAACTGTGTCTTATGCAATCAGAACAAAAGTTTCTATTCTTAAGAATCACGTAAATGGTCTTGGTTACAAGGATGGTAAGATTATAGCAGTACCACAAGGGTATATTGCAGATGATAAAGAAGCCCTCGAAAAATATAAAAAAGATTTCTCACAGTATTGGAACGCGATACTGTCCGGTGATGGTGAAATATCACTTGAAGAGAGTGATGAACCTGAAATTACGGAATAATTTTTGACCCCACATTTAAGTGGGGTTTTTTATTGGATATTTATTGTAAATCCAATACTATGAAAAAAGAAGAATCTACCGGTGGATTTGCCGATACTTTTTTGAGTAAGTTAAAAGAGCAATCATTCACAATTATTATCCTTGTCGGAATAATGTATTATCAAAACACACTCTTCACCTCACAAATGAATGAGTATAAAATGATGATAAAAGAAAAAGAACAACTAATATTAAAACTAACTGACGACGAAAGAGAAAGACTAATAGAAAGGGAAAAATATCTTATAGGACAAAGAGATGAGTTCATTAAAGAATTAAAAGAAATAACAAAAGAACGTCGATGATGTATTTATAATAAAAGATTATGAAAACAATTACAGACCAATTGATAAGAAAAACTATTAAGGAAGTTGCAGAAAAAAAATCTGCGTTTGAAGAATTTGCGGAAAAAAGACATGCCGGGGCAAAAAAAATTGCTGAAAATGCAAAACAGAAAGGTGGTTCGGCTATGTTAACATATCATCACTTCATTGTTAA